CCTATTATAACATTTGACCATTCACCACATTCAGTGGCATTTATAGCCCTTATTTTATAAGCATAAGAACTTGAAGTGCTTAATCCTGTCACTGAATAACTTGAAGCATTAGCCCCCGTTGTTGCTACCAATGACCAAGCAATAAAATCTTGTGAAGTCCATACTTCATAACCCGTTTCACCCGTTGCAACATCAGTCCAAGTAAGATCAATTTCTGTTTCTGAAACTCCAACAGCAGCCAAATCAGTTACCCTATTAAAACAGGCTGAAATTGTTACCATTCGCAAAGAATAACTTTGAATCTTTAAATATACTCTGTCTTCATCTGCATAACCACCATCTTCTGATTGAAATGATACGCTTTGCACCTCTATTCCTTCAACTGTGCCACGATATCTGTCTAAGGCATTTCTTATGTATTTTGATAAAGTTTCAACTTCGTTTAATGTTTCTGTATAAATTTCAATGTTTGCAGAATTAACATCCAAAGGGCTTACACCATCATCTGTTTGAGTTGGATCAACTCCTTCAATAGTGTAAACGATGTAAGGATAAACAACATCTTCAATCGCCAAGAAAGGGTATATTTTTGTTCCAACAATCCCCGAAATATTTGAGTCATTGCTTAATATACTGTATAAAACATCACCAACACCTTTTGCCATTTTATTTTAATTTATTAAGTTCTTTTTGTTTTTCCCTTGCTATACTTTTTGACAAATTAGTGCCTATTTTTTTAATCACTGTTGGCCTAGATTGATTGACTGCTTTCTTCATGAAATTATTTGGATGCTGTTTCTTTGTACCTCTAACAACAAATAAAGAAGCCCATCCACCTGTACCTGTATTTTCATTTTTTTCTCTGTCAAATTTAAAACTCACAGAAGCCAAAAAAACGTCTCTCGGTGTTTTAACCCTTCTTTTAGTACCGTTAATTAAACTATTTTTTAAATCCTTTGTTTTCCCTATTGGTGCTTTTGCTTTTGCAGACTTCTTAACAACATTTGAACCACTCTTTAAAGCCGCATAAACTAAAGTTGATGCCCTTGATTGTTTAGTTATAGCCATTTTTTTTAATAGCATATCAAGTTTTGCACCACCTTCAATTTTCATACTTAAACCATCCCTAGCCATTATGTTTGAGATAATAAAACTGCATTAATAATTAACCCTTCTTGCCTTCCTAATTCCTTTGTATCTTCTATTTTATAGTACTTCCCTTCCCATACAATCCGCATTTCATTGGTAATAGTACTTCTGTATCTTATTCTAAAATAAACCATTCTAGTTGTTGAACGATTTTTATCATCAGTCTTTTCTCTTCCATCCTTTTCAACAGGATTAGCCCATGTTGTAAACAAATTAGCCCATGTTAAAGTTCTTTGACCATTTGATGCAATCACTTCTGACTTTTGTTGCACTGTAATTCGTCTGTCTAAAATTCCCCCTTTCATAGTTCTAAAATTTGATCAATCTGTCTAGTTGTCAATCCTTCAATTCCTTTCTCAAAATTAACATTTTCACCTCCTAAATTATCATATTTCCAGATATTAATTTCGCTTTTAATATCGTAAAGGCTATCAAATGAATTTTCAACTTCAATCATTGGACACCTAAATTTGCTCATACTATTCAAATCTAAACCTCTTTGAATTTTATCATACATTTCAGTACGATTTAAAACCTTCAATAATTCATCTTTCTTTATACATCTTCCAGCACCTATCATTACACCATAATCAGCAGTCTTCAATTCCTTACTTTTGCTGTTAACAAAGGTTAATTTTGTTCCTCCAAAAAAAGGGTAATCTGATTCAAATAAATGTTCTATTTCTTTGAAATATTTTTCAGTGATTATGTCATCGCTTCCTAAATTCATCAAATAATCATAATCGTATTTTAAAGACTCCTTAACACCTATATTCATTTTTGTACCTAGACATTCATTTGGTGCTTCAACATACTTAAAACCGTATTCAAATGCCGTTAATTTAGCCCATTGTTCTGACACAACACAAAGCACTTCAATATTATATTTCTTTTGTAGTTCAACCAAGTTTTCAAAACATATCCTTGTAATGTTTTCACGCCCCCAAATTGGTAATAATATTAAAATCTTTTTATCCAAATGTCAAAATTCTATAAGGCATTAATAAATGTTTAACCGCATTTGGTAATTCAATCTGCATTGCTAAACCTCCCACAACAACATTAACCCCTTCACGATTTTCATACAAATGTGAAACCATTATTTTCATTGCGTGTTTTATATTCATTGGAACATCAGCAGCAGCACCATAACCACAAACGGTAATTATTTCAATTGGATTAATTGTATCACCAACAGAAGGAAATGCATTGACCAATCCTTCATGTAAAGATCCAACATCAGAATTAAAATCCTTTTGAAAATTGTTTGAATTGTCTGTAATTGTTTGTTGATTTTCAGCAGTATCATAATACTTTAAACTTGTTAAACTTATTATTGGATTGACTTTCAACTGAATAACTCTAGGGAAATAATCAATATTTTGTCTCCATGTTTGAGTAATAAAAACCCTATTTGTATAGCTTTCACAATACTTTCTAGCAGTAGTTATTAAAGCTGTGATGTAATCATCTTCATCACTAAAATCAACCCTTAAATGTTCCTTTGCTTCTGCTAAAGTAATTGGTTCTTCCGCTGGTTCAACTGTTATTTGATAATTCACTTTTTAGTTTTTTTCTTTCTTACAACTTTTTTTTCTTCAACTAATTTACAAATTCCATGATCAACATATCTTTTTGCAATAGCATCTTTTAAATCATATACTTTACCAACTTCATAAATAACATCTTTGCCACCCATGACTTCTAAAAATTCAACCTTCATCTTTATTCTTTTAAATTAAAAAGGGCTACCGCATTATTGCAGCAGCCCTTTAATGATTAACTAACTAAAGCCAAACTACAAACAATTATGTGTTAGACATTCTCATGTGCTTAACAGCATTCACGTCTAATAATTTTCCATCAGTTCTTAATTCTCCTAAGAATGTGATTTGATTCTTTAAGAAATTAACGTGTTCTGAACGTCTAATGTTTATTCCTTGTGCATCTCTAATTAAATAGTGCTTGAAATCACCATATAATAAAGCATGAGCACCAGCGGCCATATCTGGCATATCGTTATTTACAACATAAGCATCACCATCAATTGTAGCGGGTGCGCCTCCAACAATTCCCGGTTGCCATAAAGATTGATTTGCAGATGTAATTGCGATTTTCTTTAATGCCACTAAAGTATTGTCATTGAACATGAATGTCCCATTTACTCTGTAATCTCTATCAACTGAATGTTTTAAATCTAAAATTTCAGAGAAAGTAACAGCAGCAACACCAGCAGCAGCTTTTCCAATTAATGAAGTTTCAACAACACCTGTTGGCTTACTTGACCCATCTCCAACTGTATAAGCAGTATTACTCAATCTTCCTAATCTTCTACTTAAAGCATCAACAATAAATTGTTCAATGTTAAATGAAGAATCTTGAAGTAATTGTGCTGAAACAGGAATGTAATCAGAAGAAGCAGTCCAAGCATTAATTGCAGTTGTTCCAAAAACTAAATCCGTATTAGTTGCCGCAGCATTTTCAGCCAACCATCGGCCAACATTTGCAGTGTCATTATTAGTAGGCCAATTTATTTGCTCCCCTTTTGAAGTTGATTGAATATCACAAACAGAACGCATACCACCGAAATTCTTCATTGTTTCGATAATCTTGTTCCCCATTGTTTCATCAACCGTATAACCACCTTCTGAATTGGTTGTTGTTGATTGCGCTCTTTGATAAAATTCAGCTTCTTGTTGTGTTAAGCCATTTAAACCCCTCATTAAATAAGACTTTAAAACTTGCTCAGCCATTCTTTTATTATCAGAAACTTCATCAACTGACTTTCCAGAACGTTCTGCTTTTTCTTCTAATTTTTCAACACTATCTGAAAAAGTTTTGTTCAATCTTCTTTTTTGATCAGCAGCATTTTCAGCTTTTTGATGCAAATTCATCAAATCATCAAATCTTTTATCTTCTTCAGTTGTCAATTCACGACCTTCTGACTTTGCTACATCCACCAATGCTCTGGCATCCTCAGCATGTTTTGCTGCTTTTTCCAAGTCAGCTTTTACATTATACTCCATTTTTTTAATTGTTTTCGGGCTAAATTACCCTATTAATAAAAATAATTTTTACTTTCCTAACAAAAGTAACTCTTTTTCTTTAATACTTAAAAAGTTTTTTCTAATTTCTTTTTCGATTGGCTCAATCACTTCCTTTTTATCTTCCAAACTTCTGAATGATTCATCAACTTCAATTTCAATTGAATCTTCTTTTGACCTTCCAATTCCTACACTTACATCAGCTGGTGTACCAACAACACTAATTTCAAAGGGCATCCAATTCATACTTCTGTATGTAGGTTCACCATCAACATCTTCAACCCTTGTTAAATCTTTTAATTGATAGCCAACAGATATGTTTTCACGTATTCCATCAACGATATCCTGAAAGACTTCTGCACCCCTTCCAACTTTTGAAAATAACAATTTAGCCATTCCCCTTCCATTTTCTATTTTTGCTGAAATAACTTTACCAATTTGACCACCTCCATGATCCTCTAATACAGCAGCACCATTATTTAAACGTGATAAGTCTACACTTTTTGGGTCATGGTCTAAAATCTCATTCCCAAAATATCTAGAAACAGGTAATTCAGAACTGAAACTTAATTCAACCGTTCTTGATTCTTCATCAATATTACCAGAATTTATATTTAATCCTCTAAACTGTGATTTAATTTTCTCCTTTTTCATCTTCTTTTATTATTTGATTTGTTCCTTCTTTATTTATTGGTGCTGCATTCAATTGCATGAATTTAGAATCACCACCTTCATAAGAGTTCATTTCTTCTTTAGCTCTTATTTCATTAGGTGAAATCGCTCCAACCATCATTAAATTCTTATACGCTTCAGTTCTTGTTTTGATATCTCCCCTTAATAAACCATCTAAATTAAAATGAAAGAATGTTGATCCCTTTTCATTTTCCCTTAATAATTTTCTATTTAATTCCTGTTCAATATTTATAACCTTTGGTAAAATTGATTCTTTTACAAAATTCAAATCCTGTTCTTCAATGTTGCTGAATGTTGCCCTTGTTAAATCTTTTAACTTGTGTGGGGGTAAATTAAACCACCTTGCAATATCTTCAATGCTGAACCTTCTTGTCTCTAAAAATTGGGCTGAATCTGGTGGAATTGATACAGGTTTCCAACTTAAACCTTCTTCTAAAATTAAAGGCTTCATTGCATTTGCAATCCCTCCATTTGTATTATTAAAAGAATTGGATAAATTAGTATAGGCCTTATCACTTAATGATTTATCACTTTCAAGAATCCCTGTCATTGAAGCACCATTACCGAAGAAACGACTTCCAAATTCTTCTGATGCTTTTCCTAATCCTAGATTTTCCCTTGCACAATCAATAACACTTTTACCCATCACATTATCACCCATACCTCTAAAATGAAGTACATTAGATTGATCTAAAATTAATTTTCCTTTTTCTAAATTGAAGGTGTACCATAATAAACCATCTTTAATTTCAACTTCAACTTTTGAAGGATGAACAGGTAATAATGAAATTGGTCTTTGCGTTCCTTTTTGAAACTCTATTATAGAATAAGAATTTCCCCACAATAAAATTTCTGGAATTATAATTTGCCTGTAAACAAATGAAGTCATTAATGCGTTTGGTTCTCTAGCCAATAAAGGGTAAACAGGATGATCCTTATCTTTAACCCTTGCACCATTTGATTCATTTATTATCGAAATCGGTAAACTACTAATTGAATCTGCATACACTTGCACAGCATTATAAACACCACTTAATGTAATTGAATTTTCTTTTGTAATTGTTACACCTGTTTTTGTCGATGAACTTCCTATTGTTTCCCATGCAGCAGAAGAAATGGATCTTACATTCTCCATTGCTCTTACTCCAAATTGAATGTTTGTAAAGGGTATCTTCATTTATTCAAGTGTTTATTTTTGTATTTAATTACAAATTTAACTAAATAATACTACTTATTTAAAAAATAATTATTAATTAAATCAGTTTCAAATTTATCACTATCTTTTTTTTGCCCCCAAATTGTTTCATCAACAGGAATATCTTGATAATTAATATAACCTTTTTCATGAGCCAAAACCCATATTTTAAGCCCTAATGAATTAGCATAAATACTAAACCATATATCTGATAAATTAGGCTTTTCAAAAACTTTCATTGAAGGTTTAATTGTTTTTGTATGAAATCCTAAAACACCAGTACCGCAAATCTGAATAGGCTCTGTTGTTTTCACTTCATCTAAACATCTGAATCTGTGTGAAGGTGTTTTATAATAACTTTCAATTGGAAATTTAGTAAATGTCCTTCCATGATGTGATACAATTCCAAATTTATCAATTGCTTCAATCATATCTTTAACATAATTTTTAGGATAAATTAAATCATCATCACAAGTCAAATAATAACCTTCAAAATCATTGAGGAATAAAAATTTCCCAGCATCACCAAATACATTATCTGAATAAAAATAATTCACTTTGTCATGCTCTAAAGGGCATTCAGTATAATTATTAAGGCAAATATTAATTTTATCAACTTGATCAATTAAAGAATTAATTGTATTTATTAATTGTTCTTTTCTTGTTGACAAAGAAGCAATATTTGCAGTAACTTTCATTTCAAATTATGTCTTTTTATTTTGCTGCTCAATGTTGGTTCTGTTATTCCTAAGATTTCACTAATCTTTTTTTTTGTGAAATTAGTTTTCTCAATATAATGTTTAATGGTTAACTTTTCCATCACTAAAATATTAAACTCCCCTTCATAATCTCTTAAAGTGTATTGCATAATTTGCAGTTTGGCAATTTTGTAAAAATAAGAATTTAATTATAAATCATTTAGTTTGTCCATTATTCCTTTAAATTCTGGAATTTCTTTAAACTCCGAAAATTCTTTATAATTAAAGACGTTCACTATGTTTGCAATATTTGTAGGCTCATAATTGTATTCTTCACAAACCTTTACAATTTTACTAACTCGCTCAACATCACCAACAATTCTATAAACTTCCTTTATTTCATGTAAAGGAAAATAACTATTTAAAGCTATACTCTTTAATGCTGAATCTCTTTTTAGTTCTTCAATAGCATTGTATGAAGCATTGTTTACGTTTCTCATATCTTAAAATATTTTTTTTTTAACTTGATTAATTTATATCTTCGTTTTATTGACCTTCCAAATACATTATCTGTCCTCATTATCCATCTGTCAAATTCATCCAAATATGGTTTCTTCATATTATTTTATATTTACTTTGCAACTTATTTTCAATTTTCTGATAGTGCTTTTTAGCTGATGAAAGTTTTGAAAAAAGCCTTTTAAATTTATAACCTTTTGCAATGATTAAAATAAAATGATAACCATTATCAAAACCTAATTCAATGCTATTTATGGCCTTGTATTCAATTCTTTTCATTGTACTTTATCTTTCTAAAATTCCAACCCATATAACTGAAAGGAAACTTTAACCCCTTCAAATAATGATAACTGAAATTTGGATGTGCTAAACATAATCTGGTGACACATCCCCAAACTTCAACTTCATCTTCTGATTGCATTACTATTACATTTGTCAACATATTTTCTTCTCTTTTAATTAAAAGCAAAGAAGCCTTTTAAACTTTGCTTTTTATGTACGTTTATTTTACAAGAAAACAAACAATAAGAACGCTCCAGCTTTTTAGTTTTACAAAAATAGTAATTTATTTAATACATTACTATAAAAACATTTATTTTTTTATTCAACACCACATTCAGAATAAATATCACAACTTTCATCATCTAACAAACTACTTTGAAAGTTTAAATCTTTGCTGTCATCTCGAACAAGGTCAATATTAGTTTTTGATTCTTCTAAAATATCTTTTGCAAATCTGTTACTTCTAAAAAATGTTATTGTATCACCCTTATCTTCTCTTTTTTGTGGAATAAATCTGCTGTATTTTTCTTCTAAATCAATAAAACTTTTAAACTTTTCTGGTGTTTCCCTTGCTATTGTCCATAATTTTTTATCTGATTTCTTCCAACACGTTTTGCAGTTACCTTCATAGCCTTTTAATTCCAATCTAAATGGTTGTTGACTCCACCAAAAATTAATGTGCTGCTTTGTAAATGGCTTATCTGTTACTAGTGGGTAAAGTAATTTTAATTTTTTTCTTTTTGCGTTAACCCTGTCAATTTCATCATTCCTAATTCCTATTGCAGTATAATAATCTTTCCAACCAATAGATTTTAAATAGCTTTTAATTGGTGCTAACTTCAATTCCCTATTGCAATGTGGATAAGCTTGATTTGGTATTCCATACACTTCAATCATTCCTTCAAATAATTTTTTGGATCTTGTCGCAGTTTCAAAGTTTACAATTTTATGTGTTGTTCCTTTCATATACTCTTTATGAAAAACACCTTCAACCCATACAACTTCGCATTTAAAATAATCAGAACATTTTTTTACAAAAATTAATGTTTCTTCATTTTCTTCTCCTGTGTTAGCAAATACAATTTTTATTTCATATTTATCATTCCAATTTCTTAAAATCCACCATAACATAAAAGCAGATGTTTCACCTCCCGAAAATGATATTAATAATTTATCTTTCATTTTTCTAATTGCTTAATTTTTAATTTATACAAAACTTTCAACCCTTTTTTTTTCTTAATCCGATTTTATACGCGTGAATACAGTTTTCTCTTTGAGTGCACCATTGAAGGTTGGATATATCATTATTCTTTTTGTTTCCGTCTAAATGATTTACTACTGGCTTATTATTAACATTAGGTATGAAGGCTTCTGCTATTATTCTATGCAACATAACTCTTTTGGACTTATTGTTTACAGTTAGCTTTATTCTAAAATAACCCTTGCCATTATCCACTGGTGTTAAATAATAACCATTTAAATAAGATTTATTCACACCTCTAAAACTACCAACCCGCTTAACATTTCCCAATGTTGAAACTTTATAAATACCTTCATAGCCTTTTACGTCTGCCCAGACTTCTTGATTTTTCATAATACATTTTTTATCTACATTATTAAAGAATCGTAGCAGGAATGTAGAACCTTTTGCATTAAGCCGCTAAACTTAAACTACGACTACAAATTTAATTATTCTTATTTAATATTTTTGCCTTTTCATTAAATTTAATCTTTAAAACTTTTAATTCTGGTATTGAATATTTTGAAACTAAATTTTGTGCATCATAATCTAATTCCTCGACTTTTTTTAATCCAATCTTTTTAATTAATCTCGGCCTATATTCATGCAAATTACCAGACTTATTTTTGTTACAGTTGTACCAACATTGACCATGTGCATTTCTTTCATCTAATGCAATATTTCTGTAAGTTCCTTGTGGGTAAAAATGACCAGAAGTTAATTTATAAGATCCAGAAGGTTTATCACAACTAATGCAAGGCTTATTTTTATCTCTTGCCCTTATGTAAAAATTAAATGCTTTTAATGTTTCTTGAAAGTAATCCTCCCTTGTTTTCAATTTCTCTTTTCTTGCTTTCTTTTCCTTGTTCCATTCCTTTGCTTTTTTCTTTTCAGATAACTTTTTTGATAATTCAATTGAACATTTAAGCGAACAGGCTTGTTGTATGCTATTATAAATGGGTTTAAATCGTTCTTTACAGTTTTTACATATTCTCATATCAAAATAAAATTATCGTTCGTTAAATCGCGTTAAAATGATTATTTCTTTAATTGTTTGTTTTCCTTGTGTAAATGTAAAATTAATTCATCCATTTTTTTTATTGTCTTTCCAACTTTGTAAATTTTATTCATGACATCTAAATATTTATTATTTCCTGTTTCTGAAAATTCAATTTTATAAAGTTCGATTTGGCCATACAAAAATGATTTCGCTTCCTGTACTTCTTGTAAATATTTATTCATAATTTAAAATGGTGCTGTTTCATATTGATCAAAATCATCGCTTAATGGCAAAGGTTTCAAATCATTATCGTTATTTTTTGTTTGGTTTAATATGTTTTGTCCATCAATTGTAAACCCTAAACCAGAATTAAATTCAAAATCTAAAGGATCATCAATTGCAGTAACTTTACCACCTGTCTCAGTATCTTTAATTTTTCTGACATAAACTTCTGTGATAAAATTTCTTAATGGGTGGCCAACTAATCTGTGAATGGTTAAAAAGTCATCTGTTCGATTCCCGAATGGTTGCCCTCCTTCTGATTGACTCTTTGAAGGTGGTGAAGCATATCCAGCATAATCATGACCTTCTGCATACGTTCTCCTTGCTGCTTCTGAAACTACGTGAGTGTTAACATAAACACTTTTACCTGTTTGATTGCAAAAATTTCTTGCTTCGTTTAGGAAGTCGTAATTTGCAGCATGAGTATATTCTCTGTCCATTCCTGTAAAAGGATCAATTAAACAACCATCATAATCACCTTCATCAAATATTTTAAATAAATCTTTTGATTTATAAAAATTAGAATTATCTATGAAAGTAAACCATTCTGCAATCTGTAATTCACATTTGAAAACTTCGCTTAATTCCATGTCTGCTAACCTTTGTCCTGTGTAAAATTGAATCAATTGTCTAACCAATTGACCGCTTTTGTTTTCTCCCGAATAAATACACCATTTGATGTTATGCCTTACTGATAATGCTAAATAATACCATAAAATCCAAATTGTTTTCCCAACATTGTCTAAACCATTGATAATTGTTAATTGGCCTTTCTTGAATCTTAAAGAATCATCCAACTTTTGTAATCCAGTATCTAAACCTTTTGAAATTCTCCCAGCATGATAATCTTGAAGGTATGAATTTATTTCTTGTTGATTAGTGATCATATTACACCCCCCCTTAAAGTTCTTTGTTTTTTAGTTAACATTGGTTTTTTATCTATTGAAAGAAATTTATTGAAGATTTTTGTTTGTAGAAAATAGCTGCAAAGAACTTGATTATTTTTATTTGCCCAATCATCATTGCATAGATTATACATTGCCTTTTCAAAATCTTCTTTTGTGTAATCTTTTTTTAATAGTGCCAATGTTGTTTTTTCTGAATAGGTTAATCTTTTGATATTTGAAGGTATTTCTAAATATTGAGTTCTTCGTAAATTAAACCATGTTGTAAATTTTTCAAAATCTAATATATTATTATCTTCTCTTATCTCTTCTTCTCTTCTCTTCTCTTCTCTTAATAGTTGACTTTCTGTTGAACAAGAATTTAACACCTGTTGACTTTCTGTTAAAGTTCTGTTGTTTTCTTGCTCAAGTTTTTTCAATTTTCGTGCTTTTGCACTTGCTTTTCCTCCTTTACTTTTAACCTTTGAACGCTCTTCACTTTCTTGTTTTTGCTCATCTAAAAAATTAATATTAATATATTCGTTTTCTTCTCTTATTAAACCTTCCTGTATCAATGTATCAATTTCATTTTTAAAGTGTTTAAATCTTTTATAAAGTTTAACTGTTGTTAACATACATTCATTACTCCAATAATAAGAACATACGTTTATAAAAACACCTTGAACATTAATTTCTTCTAATGTAATATCTCCATCATTCCATTCTGAACAATAGAATTTGAAATATGGTAAATCTTTAGCCATTTTGCACCTCCTTAAATTTTTTTATTTTAGTTTGTACTGAATGTAAAGAACCAATCAAATCATAAAGCTGTATTTTATCAAGCCTAAAATTTATATTAGTTTCATTAACGAAATCTCTTATTGTTAATGTAGCAGTTGATCCGCTATCTTGTTCTAATTCAAATGTTTTTCCTCCATTGAATTTTTCATCGAATTTGTAAATCATAATTAAAAAATTTTATAAAATAAAAAAACCTTTAAAGGTTCATCGATCGCAGCGAATCCCCTTTAAAGGCTTAAATGTGTTTGAATTATTTTAACGACTGCGATTCGTTTTTTCAATTCTTATTACAAAGATACTAATTAAAATGGTAAATCATCATTTTCAGCATCAATAGCTTTTGCAAGTTGTTCAACTTCTGGCTTAACATTCTTTTGACCACTAATAAACCAAGCATCTAAATTGTGATAATATTTTCCATTAAATTCACGTGAAGAAACATTGAATTTAACTTCTATTTCTTGCCCTTCTTTATAGTTGTTTAATAGATCAACTTTATCACCGAAAACTTGAAAACAAACCTCTGGATTGTATTGCGCACCTGTATCAATTACAAAGTTTTGTTTACTCCATTCCTTTCCAGCTTTACTTGTTCCATTTTCAATTGCTAACTTTTTTACCAATTTTCCTTTTACTGCTAATTCACTCATTTTATTTATTATTTAATTGTTTATTAATTTCTTTTAATTCTTTAATCACCACATCTATTCTAAGCATCCAAGCCCCAAAAAGTCTAACTATTAAAACCCCTAAAATTGCTGCTGCTAAAATTCCTATTAATTGTACCATAATTTTTATTTTTTATAAATTGTGTCTTTACTTGTTTCTATATTATTAGTTAGTGCAAAATAATCATTCCTGATTAATACACCTGTAATTCTTTCCCTTAAATGCTTTTCGTATTTCATAAACTGTTTTATGTTATTCGCACCATGAAGAACCGTTGCATGATTTTTATTAAACATTGCCCCAACCTTTTGGCATGGTATATTCATTCGCTTGTGCAAGATGTAAAATAAAACCTGTCTCGGTTCAACTAAAATTCTGTGTCTTCTTTTGCTCATTAAATCAGCTAATTGTATTCCATACACATTGCAAACATCTTCAATAACATTTGCAGACCTAACTTTCATTTCATTCTTTGGTGTCATAAAGCAAGGTGCCACCCAATAATTCATTTTATTTTCCATTTTAGTAAAATTTGTATGTTGCATAACTTGAAGTGTTTCCATATCTATTTTTGAATTTTACCAATTCGCTGGATATATCAAAACCTTCTTTTCTTAATAAATAAATTTTATCTGCCAATCTTGTTATTCCATATTCTTTGATCGCTTCTAAACTTGTAATTGTACCATAAGTGATTAGGTGCAATAATACTTCGTCTTTTTGTGTTTTTGGCTTCATAGTTTTTCTTTATTTGATGAATATCTAAGTTCATTTATAGAATTTTCAATTACAGAAGTAACTTCTTCAAGTTTATCTTCATCTGTTGCAGATTCAATTAATTTTAATAAATTATTACCTTCTTTCACCCATCTATTAAATATTAATTTAGCTCTTTGTTTTGGTAATCCTATAAGCATTGATTGCTGTTCAACAGTAGCCTTAAATAAACAGGCTAAAATGCCCCATTCTTTATCATTGTTTGTCATTTGTAGTTGTTTTTATGGGGCTAAATTAATAGCCCCATGTTTTTAAAATAATGTTAATACTGATTCATTTTCTCTTACAATATCTCTATGGTTTTTTTCATTAATCTTAAAGTAAGATTCTTTTAATTCAACTGAAATACTTTTTCTACCCATCTTAATTGCTTGAAAACCTTCTGAACCAATACCTCCGAATGGACTTAGTACTGTTTCTCCTTCATTTGAATATAAATGTATGATTCTTTCAATAGTATCTAATTGCAATGGGCAAATGTGCTTTTCATCATTACCATCCCTACCGCTTCTGTATTGCAAAGTTCTTTTATAATCAACATCCATCCATACAGGTGATGCATACTTTTGCCATAAATCAACTGGTAAATAATCTGGCTTACTTTCATCTGTAGATTGATGAGTTATTGGTATTTCATTATCTCCAGCATTTCTAAAAAACAAAACATAATCAGGTATTCCAACTCTTGACATAGAACTATCTTTTTTAATTGTTTTATGTAATAAACCTAATGCTTTAGTTCTTTGCATTTCTGTTACTGGATTTTTCCATAAAGTTGTTTTAGCATGATAAATAAATCCTTGTTCTGTAAACCATTCAATTAACATACCGCTAAAATCTCTTAAACCAATAAAACCTTCTTTACCTTTTTGAATTGGTAAATCCATACAATGAACAGCTGCAATCCTTCCATCTTTTAAAGTTCTTTTAAGTTCTGGGATCAAATATTTAAAATGTTGTTCAAATTCTTTATAATTACTCACATTTCCCATATCTTCTGACTTATCAGAGTAAACATACAATTCTGCAAATGGCGGAGAGAAAACAACTAAATCAGCAACATTATCATCTAATTTTGCTACTTCTTGAACGCAATCACCATTAACAATATGGTATTTATCTGTTTTAATTTCTTTTTTATTAATCATTACATTTGATTTGTTTAATTTATAATCAGCATCAGCAGAATACTTAGCCATTTGTTTTATCATTTCTTTATGATTCTTTTCTTTTTGTAATATTGTTTTTCTAACATTAACTTGTGATTCTGGAACTAATAAATGAACAGTTACTTTGTTTTTTTGTCCAAACCTATAACACCTTCTAACTGCTTGATAAAATGCTTCAAATTTGAAATCATAAGAAGTAAATATCATGTTATGACATTGTTGGTAATTCATACCAAATGATGCAATTGATGTTTTGGTAATTAAGTTGGTAAATTCTTTATCTGCAAATCCGTTTAAATTTTTTGCTTTTACTTCTGCTTTATCTGATCCTTGAACATTAATACTATCATCAATAACTTTATTTAATTGAGTAGCTTCATCATTCTTTAAAGTCCATATTATAGTTTGATCATTTTCTTCTTGTATTAAATCAATAGTTTTATTAATTCTTTTTTCAAATGATCTTTTTAAGTCTTTATGTAAATCAGTAGCACTTACAGCAACATCACCAAATAAAGTATTTGTATTATTATCAACAGGAATAATATGTTCAATATATTCTATTTCTGGCAAGTTATAACCTTCTCCATTAAATCCTAAAGTTTGAGGATTATCTAAAGATAAAGACCAAGTACATACGTACTTCCAAAAGCTATCTTTCGCGTGTTTTCTTAATCTCCATTTTGAAGTTTCACCACCATCATGAACAAAATACATTGCTAACATTTCTAAATAGCTCATAGCTCCTAAAAATTGGCTATGCTGCCCTAATTCCATGTGATCATTTGGTGATGGAGTTGCAGTACATGCTAACTTATAAGGGGTTGAAATAAAACTATCAATTATTAATTTACTTAATTTACCATCTTTACCTTTTAAAATAGAACTTTCATCCAAAACAACACCAGAATATAAACTTACATCTATATTTTTAAGCTGATCATAATTAGTTATTTCAAATGAATCTGGATTAATACCAAATTTGATAGCTTCGTTTGAAGTTTGATTAACAACAGCTAAAGGTGCTAAAATTAATACTGGTTGATTAGTGTGATCATAAATAGCTTCTGCCCAACTTAATTGCATTAAAGTTTTTCCAAGTCCACAATCAGCAAATATTGCAAATCTCCCTTTTTGAAGTGCTATCTTAACAATATGCTTTTGAAAATCAAATAAATTATTATTTAATTGCATTTCATGAATTTTAAAACCACTTTCTATGTGGCTTTTTTTCTTTGTTTCTAAAAATTGTTTATATTCCATAGTTTGTAGTTTAATGGGGGTGCAACTCACTTCAGATAAGTTTTTGATCGGCTTAATTGCCTTACACCCCCTTTTATTATTAGTTCATTTTGTTTTCCATTGAACAAAAATCATTTGCAAATTTTAAAATAATCATTGCTTTATTTTCATTCCATTCTTTTGGTGTTATTCCTATTGACTCAGCGTGTTTTGCACAAATTTTTCTAAAAGATAAATCATTTACTAAATCCATTCTTCTTTTCATTTCTGTTTTTACTGTGATTTCCATTTTGTAGTTGTTTTAAGTTCTTAACTGGTGTAAAAGTAACATTAATTTTGTTAATACAAAATGTTTATACAAAATAATTTAATCTTTTTTTAATTTTCCTTTAAAATGCTCAATAATCCTTTCCATTTCATCAGCATAAAACGTGTGAAAATCAATATCTTTATTCTGTTTATTTAAAATGTATAGCACATTTCTTAACCTTTGGCTTTTTGTCTTTCCTTCCACTTCAATTTCAACATCATCTAAGGCATTAATTTCTTCTTTTGTAAGGTTTCCATTAGATTTAAAATAAAGAACCCCAGAATCATTTAAAAGGCTATCTATTTTCATAAATTCTTCTGATGTCTGTTCTAATTGAGTGATAAAGGTTAGACTAACTGATTTATCTTTTTTTCTGTTGGAGCGATCCAATGTTACAGGTATTAATAAATTTGCCATTAATTTAATTCGTTTAAAAGTTTCTGTAATTTTTCATTTTTTGCTTTCTCCTTTCTTGAAGAAGGGAACTTATCGCAAATATTATTCAATTCTATTGAAACTAAAGTGTAGTTTCTTAATCGTTCTTGCTTCTCTAATAAATGAATTTCAATTGCTTCATAATCATCCTTTAAATAATTATATTGATCGTTCAACAAATGATTCTTTATCATTAGCAAACAAATGGCCATTAAAAGTGTTATTGCTATTATTATGTAAATTTTTTCCATCTTATTTAATTTTTATTTTACCATTAATAAAACCATTGATTAATAACCTTAAAACTTCACTTTCATTTAATTCTGAAACTGCATTTGCTTTATTTACAAATTTTTCTTTTTCAAGATTTGAACATCTAAAAGTTATGATTGAATTTTTTGCCCTTGCTTCTTTCACTTTTTTCCAATGCTCGTGGTCAATACCAGTTCCAATGGCTTCTTTTAATTTATTTCCTTTTGCATCTTTTTTCATGTTATTTAATTTTTTTAATGATCATTGAGTCTTTACTGTAAGTAACTTGTGGTACATCACCAACTTCACCAAATTCATCAACCGCACTTTTACCACTTTCCCATAATTTGTAATTCGTTTTTAATCCATCTTCTATTTCTGATAAGTTATCTTTAGCAATCTGATAGTCTTTACAAGCTTTGAAATTCCATCTTTTTGCACCATTTCTTTTTTCAATTTTATAACCATCTTTGATAAAAGTTTTATCCTCATATTCCGCCTGATTAAAAGCTTCCACTTCCACAACTTCAATAGCTGTTTTTATAGTTGCTAACTGTTGTTTAAGCTCGAATAAAGCCTTGAAAGGTGATTCATTACCATCCATTACATCTTGCAATAATTGTTCTGTGTTCATATTAATTAAGTTTTTCTAATTGTTCTTCTGTTAAATTGTATTTATTTCTTACTATCTGTTTCTGTTGAGGAGTCCACTTATCACACCCTTCTAATTTGGCATCTTCTAATTTAGGTTTAGGTCTATCAATGTCATCTTCATCTGTTGCTATATGAAAATACTTTAGTAAAAAATATCTTTCAGCATAAGTTAAAGCACTTCCAACACCTTTATCAAATCCATTTTGACCATTAGCACCAAATAAATTTTCATCTTTATCTCCTGTTTCAATATCAACCCAAGTGAATTTCATCATTACTTTTGAAAGTATTTCTGATTTAGAACCTTTTTTTGCTTCATAATCTTGTCTTGTGTTTTCTATTTCAATAACTTCTTGTTTTAATAATAACCCTTCACGTTTCATTAAAGGCTTAATTACTGATAGTATTTTAGTTCCTGAAACATAATCATATCCGAATGCTTTTGAATCCTTTCCTAATCCAATAACTTCTTCTTGTATTCTAAATAATTTTTTGTAAATCTCCATTTTTCTTATTTTAATAGTCATTTAATTCATCACATAACAAATCGATCAATTTAAATTCAACCAATTGTTTTATTTTCTTTAATTCTCTTTCATTTATTTCTACTTCTTCATTTTCTGCATTCCATACTTGGAAATACCAAAATGTAATATTTGTTGCACCTTTTACTTCCCTACAATTAGTAATGCTATCACCAGCATCAACAACTTCAATATCATAATCAAATTCAGTAGTTACATAAAACCCTTCTTTAAAGATTCCATCAAATAACAATTCAATAAAATTGGTGTCAAAATCTATTCCTTCAACGCTTATTAATTCCATAACTTAATCTATTAATCCTATTTTTTTAAAACTTTTAATTCCTAATTCTTCCAGTCTAACTTCCTTTTTGTTATTGATGGATCTGGCTTCATTTCTCTGTGCCAAATTATCAATCCACATAGTGTAAAAGTCATAATACATTAAAATTTCTTCTACTTCTTCCCTGTCCTCTTCTTTAAAACTGCCTACAATTTCAATTTCGATTCCACCCACTTCAATTCTCATACTTAATATTTCCATAATTTTTATCTTGTTTATAAATTTTCTATATTCTTTATCTGTTGGTAATTGTATTATATCTTTCCAATCTTTCATATTATTTATCATTAGGGTTATAAGACAACCACATTTTAATATAATTAACACAATCTTTTTTTGTTTTATTGGTGGAATATGTTTTCCCGTTTCTTTCAACATACCAGTCTCCCGCCCAATGAGTAAACACGTCATCTATATAAGCTCCATTTCTACCAATAACCCAAGAACCACATTCTAAAGTTTTTTCTTCCATATATCCCGCTAATTCTCCCCCTACCAATGTTTTTACTGTTTTAAATTTTAAAGTTGTCATCGTTGTAGTTGTTTTAATTTGTTAAACTTAATGTAAAAGTACAACTATTTTTGTTAATACAAAACGTTTGTACAATTATTTTTAATAAAAAAGTTTGTAAAATAAAAAAACCCCTATAAATAGGGGCTTTCAAAGATATATTTTTTTTATTTATTTGTTGTCTTTCTCCTTTGATCCTGTTGAACTACCAAAATAAAAGTTAATTATTGTTGAAATTATTGTACCCAATAAAAAACCAAGAACAGTATCAGCCATTTTTTCATTAGCAATTTCTGTGAATGTTGCAAAAAATAAATAAGCTGCAGAAATAACGCTCCAAAAAACAGATAAATAATAAATAAAACGCTTACTAAATAAATCATCCTGAGCCAAAGCCACCTTTTGCATATCTCTCGCATCCTTTGTGTTTTCTAAATCTATTTTTAACAACTCTAATGCTTCAGCTTTTTGTTCAGCAGTTAGTTTATCGTCTTTACTAATTAAGTTCTTAATAATGCCTAATGCACCTTTTTCTGGTAGCACATCACCAACAACATCCAGAATATCGGGAGCAAACTTTTGAAGGAATGAACCAACTTTAGTTTTGCCATGTTCTTCTTTGAATTTTCCCATAATTATTTAATTTGAAAATGTGCGCCATCTTTACCCCATAAATCAAAACCCCATTCAAGCTCAACACAAAATTGTTCTTTAGCAACTTTTTGTAAATGCCTGGCGATTGGTTCCAAGTATTTATGATCCCATTTAGCACCTCCAACATAAGCATAGATGTCAAATGCTTTTCCTGATTTATGGTAACTGTTCAATGTCCAAGTGACTATTCTCCCTGGCTTTGTT